AGCGACCTGAACAAGAGTGTCAAATCGCTTAGCAGCAGCATAAGTCGTAGGCAGCTGATTATCACTATCCCAAGAAGGAGACCCAGCATTCTGCTCAGCATACGTGACAATATCTGCATCTTTGATCTTGCTAAAGTCAATTGTGTTGTCAGCGAGACCAAGGGTAATGGTACCGTCACCATCGTCAGTTACGGTAATGCCGGTACCATCAGTCCCAATGTCGTTGGTAATAGCTTGGTCAATCTTAACATCAACACGATCATCAATCGCTGCAGTAGTGGCAATAGTCGTGTCGTTATCAGGCCAACCTTCACCACTTTGAATAGTTTCAGTATCGTCATCAAAGTAGTTATCCTCAAGATATTGCTTGGTTACAGCATCTTGAGCACTGGTAGGATCAGCAAGGTTGATGATACGGTTACCTCCCATATCAATCTCATCCGGTAGGACGGCATTGTACAGGGGAACAGTTTGACTACGCCACTCTTCAACAGAGAACCGGATTTGATCATTTGCTTTGTTTAGATCTTGTGCACGAATTGAAGATCCTGCAAAGAAACTAACAATCGGTTCACTTACATCAGTGCTCCGATAGATAATGATCTCAGCACCATTTGCAGGTGCTGTATTAAACAAGATTTGTGTAGCGTTGGCAAAAGAATATGCAGTTGTAATTGAGCCGTCGATCTGAACTTTAACGTCGGTCTCGTTTAAGTATTCAAATGTGAGGGAATAAAGAGTTGTACTCCCATCCCCAGTATATGTGTTAACAGTAGCCATTTACGCTAGGTAAGTAATTGGGATGGGTGGATTAAGCACCAGGCACAAGTCTGCCTTGGGTTTCACGAAGAGTTTTATAGACATCAACACGCTGTTGACGGCGCTCTTCATAAAGCAAATCAGTTTCAGCCGGATGATTTTCACGGACTTTTGCCCATGCTTTTTTACGTGCTCGTTCAAACCTATCATTGATGATTTGATTATGAACATATGCTTTCATAGGATCAAGCTCACGTTTATTGTTACGCAGATCATCATTCATCCGTTGAACAGAGTCTTGAATTTTAGGATCAGCAGCCAGTTCATCAAGAGTTTTTTCAAGATTTAATTTACCCAACTCTTGTTGGAACCACGAACGAACATGAGGATGATCAGAAAGATCAATGTTATCAGGAGAACTGTAGCTCACCAGACGAAGGTCATAGTTACTATTCCATAGAAGATTACGTCCAGGACCATCTTCCATTTTAAGGTTAACAGGACTCATGGCATTCCACATACTTTCCATAAAGTTCCAATCACGGATTGGTTGACCGTTAAGAAGGTCATACTTAATGGGAAGAGCTGCCACTTCATCTGAAGCAAAAATCCTTTCACTAGAAAGGTTGCGGTTACGGATGCTTTCAGTTATGCTACCGTTAATCTCACGCATGTAAGGACTGATAATTTTGCCCAACTCATTACGGAGACCAGCCAGCGGAACAGTGTTGTTGGCAAGATTACCAGCAATCTTTTGGAGTTGATACGGTTCACTTGCAAACAAGTCAACAAACTGACCAAGACCTTGCAGGAAGGATTTGCTAGTAGCAGCACCCATTGTAGCCAGCATCACAGTACCAAGATTTTGTTCGGACCACTGTGGACCCATTAGCTTCATGTTGTCGCCAATGTCAGCAATAGAAGCAAGGATCGTGTTAAAGGGTTCAAAGCTATCATAACCAACCCACACGTTACCAATCTTGATACTACGCGGTTGCCAGCCAGTATCCATCCACAGCTTACGAAGGCGACGATCCTGAGGACCATTACCGGTAATACCACCATTAAGATAATGAGCAGCTGCCATAGACACAACTGAACCACCGATGATTTGGCGACCAGCCATCAAAGCTTTAGCGTTAGCAAGATCAGCAGCAGTAGTAATACCGTATTGAGCAACATCAGTCAGATCATCTTCAGATGCCCGCATAATAGTAATAAACTCTTTATGCGCCATTCCGAGCAACGGACTGGTTTTATAGCTAAAGTTCAGACCGTTAACACCAGTACGTGCAAACAGGAAGAAAGGTTTAGCAAACGGGAATCTGTTAAAGGTATCCTCAAGACCTTTGGTAAAGCCAGTCAGATCTTGAGTAAGCGTAGCCTCTTTAACTGTTGATTTGAGGTAAAGATCACTTTCAAGGTTAATGTTACCGTCAGCATCTAGCAAATCTTTATAGAATGCATCTTCATAAGTCCGAAGCATTTCCGGGGAGATCTCAGTAATGTCACCACGTTTGTGCACATTAAGTGCGTGGTTCATTGCTTTTTCACGAGACCGTGCCCGTGCCATAAGAAGCGTAAAGGCATCGTCAGAAGCACCCATGATAGAGGTGCTGTAGGTCAGCAATTTGTTATCATTAAGACCACGTGCCATATCAGCAATAGCAAATGCTGCTTTATCTGCATCACTACCCCGTGTGTCTACCCAATGCTCATACAATGCCCAATCATCATCGGCTTTAGTACGTGCCTCAAGGAAACGGGTTTGAACTGTTGCAACATCACCATTCCAATAAGAACCAAGGTTAGTTTTAAACAACTTCCAAGCTTCAGGAATAGTCTGCATAAAAGCGTTAAGAGATGCCATGCTAGATTTAGCAGTATCCCAATCTCCTCGTGCACTGGCACCAACAGCAGTATTCATCGGACGAAGAACACCAGCAGTAAAGGTACCCATCATAGCTCGGACAGGAGTTTTAGGACCACTAAGAATGCTGTGCATCATCACACCTTGCAGTTCTTTAATAACGATGCCGGGATCACCTTGAATACCAAAGTTACGGATACGTTGCTTCATGTAAGCATCAAGATCCTTCCAGTTTTGGATCTTATTGCTCATGGAGAATGCCTCAGCCAAAGCCTTAACAACAGCATCACTATCAGATTGCTGTGCCATTTCCATAAACATGTTGACAGCAGCTTCCGATTCAGCACGGAATGCTTCAACACGTTCAGTCATAGCCTGCTTAGCACGTGGACCTTGCAGCTTACGGAACTCATTAGAGATTAGATAACGAGAACGTTTGACGTTAGTAAGACCAACAATCAAACGATCAGCAATGGTCTTCATCGGACCATCGGTATCCATCACATCAGCAATGTCAAACAGCTCACGGCTGGCAATACCAAGGTCACGCAGTTGAGAGAACAACGAAGCGTTAACAAGGTCAGCAGCAACAACGTTTTCCATTGCCCAAGCTTCCATGCTGTCAGGACCGCCAGTACGGAACGTGGGATCTTCAAAGAATGGACGCCAGAAATCTTCAGCATCAACAGCGGTTGCATCACGACCCATGGTCTCTTGCATACGCCGGAAAGCATATCCATAGATGTCTTCAAAAGACTTGCCTTGTGCTTTAGCTTCCCTCAACATCTCTTGATAACGAGAGTCGGACAGAAGATTTTTGGCAATCTTTTTCATCTCATCGCCTAGCATACCATTTTCGGTAGCCATACGATTAGCTTGAGCCGGTGTAAACACGGAGTCAGTAGAACCTGCGCCAGGCGTTTCCCACTGATCATCTAGCCGTTTAGCTTGTTCAGCAGCATCAAATGCCGACTTAGCACGGGAACTAGGAGCACCCAGCCAAGGATCAGCCATCTCACGGTTAGTGTAGGCACTGAACGTACCTTTGTCTAGATCTGCCTTAGCATCGTAGATCTGATTACGGATATTATCTAGTTGACTAACATAGAAGTCCCGGTCTGGTCCTTCAGGCATGTTATCAATAATCTCTTGAATCCGTTGAAGACGTTCCTCACCTTGTCTGATGTTACCAGTAGCAATTGCATCGTTTACAGCGTTAACACGGCTTTCAGCTTCACGTGCTTCATCAACTTGACGAGTGATGTCAGTAATACGATCATTATCAAGTGCTTCACCACCTTCAAACTTACGAAGAATAGAGCCAACAAGAGCGTCAGCTCCCATACCTTCAAAAGCATTTTTAAAGGTTTTTACCCAAGGATGGTCAGAATCTTTAGTTGCAAGATAACCAATGCCACGATTGAGAAACTCACCCATAATGGGGATACGTTCAACAATCTTTGATTCGTAAACT